ACCCCAGCGAAGAATTACCCGCGGCCGCCGACAACGCCGTACACGGCGAACCTGTGGGGCTCACGGTGGAAATTCCGCTTGAAAACACAGCGGTCGGAAACCTCACCAAGCTGCTTGACGCGAAAGGCAGACTTATCCGCAGAGCCTTAGCGGTGGAGAGCCTGCCGATTGAGGTCACGGACAGCACGGTGAGGTTTCCCTGGTTCGCAGACTGCGGCGCTGACGAATGTAAGGCTTACACGCATTTCATTTCGGCGCTCTGCGAACTCGCCGCCAATGCAAAGCGAGTAACGGCCAAAGAAAAGGAAACAGACAACGACAAGTACGCATTCCGCTGCTTTCTCCTGCGGCTGGGGTTCATCGGTTCGGAGTACAAGACCGAGCGGAAGATACTGCTGAGAAATCTCACAGGCTCATCGGCTTTCAGAAATGGAGGTGCTGCAAATGAAGTTTCCGAGTAAAGAAACAATCGAGCAGTACCGCCGAGAGTACCCGGTCGGCTGCCGAGTTGAGCTAATATCAATGGACGACCCGCAAGCTCCTCCGAAAGGCACAAGAGGTACTGTACGAGGGGTTGACGATATCGGAAATCTGCTTGTCCGCTGGGATAACGGCTCCGGGCTGAATGCTGTTCTCGGTGTTGATGTAGTTCGCAAAATCCATGGCTGATATACACAATTTCTGCGTGTGTATTTCGTTCAATATATTGTGGCAAAACCGCTTGCTATATACTGCTTTTAGAGTTAATATGTGTGTACCGCAAGGGAAACAAAGCAAACGGAGGATACAAAAATGAACGAGAAAACCACCAAGCAGATTGAAGAAATGATGAACCAGACCATAGGGGTCGAGGTTGAAATGAATAACATTACAAGAACAAAAGCCGCGCAGCTTGCCGCCGAGTTTTTCGGCACTCGCCGCCATGAGAACACCGCAGGCCGCAACGGTTACGATACCTACTCCGCATGGGACGGCGAGGGTCGCGAGTGGAAGTTCCAGAAGGACGTCAGCATTCACGGACCGGACAGTGAAAAGTGCGAATTAGTCACCCCGATACTCACCTACGCAGACATGGAAACCCTGCAGGAGCTTATCCGCAGACTTCGCAAGGCGGGTGCGAAAAGCGACGCTACAAGGGGCTGCGGAGTTCACATTCACATCGGTGCAAAAGGTCACACACCGCAGACTTTGCGAAACCTCGCAAACATTATGGCAAGCCACGAAAGCCTGCTTGCAAGCGCCTTGAACCTCGACAGAAGCCGCATGAACCGCTACTGCCGCACGGTCAGCAAGGATTTCCTGGTGGAACTCAACCGCAAGAAGCCCAAAACCATGGCGGCGCTTGCTGACACCTGGTACGGCAGTCAGAATGTGGATTACGGCAGGGCGGCGCACTACAACGAAAGCCGCTACCATATGCTGAACCTCCACGCAACCTTTACAAAGGGCACGATTGAATTCAGACTTTTCCAGTTTGACGCACCCTCGGGCGGCAAGCAGAACGGACTTCACGCAGGTCAGCTGAAAAGCTACATTCAGCTTTGCCTGGCGCTCAGCCAGCTTGCCAAGCAGGTCAAGACCGCAAGCGCAAATCCTCAGCAGACTGAAAATCCCAAGTACGCAATGAGAACATGGCTTTTACGGCTCGGATTTATCGGCGATGAATTCAAGAACGCAAGGGAACTTTACACCACGCGGCTCGAGGGTGACACGGCTTTCCGCAACGGCAGACCCTAACAAGCAGGAATTAGCTTCCTGCCCCCAACTCCCCCACAGCGTGGGGCTTTTGGTGGTAGAAAGGTGATTTCTGAAACTGAACCTTTCGGAAAGGAAAACACTATGAAACGATATTACTTAGCCTATGGGAGTAACTTAAACATTCGGCAAATGGCGCTGCGGTGTCCTACGTCAAAACCCGTGGGGACTGCGGTGATTAAGGACTACGGACTGCTTTTCAAGGGCAATAAAACAGGTGCCTACCTCACCATCGAACCAAAGGTTGGGGCGGAAGTCCCGGTTGCAGTCTGGTCGGTCGAGCCTGCCGATGAGAAAAGGCTTGATGTGTACGAGGGCTTTCCGACTTTCTACTACAAGACCGAACTAGAACTGCCCGTGAGGTACTTTTCGGGAAAGACCGTAGTCAGAAAGGCTTTCGTGTACATTATGCACGAGGAGCGACCGCTGGGTCTGCCGAGCGGTTCGTATGTGCGAACCTGCCTTGAGGGTTACAGCAACTTCGGTTTTGACGAGAGAATTCTTCTCGCAGCATTGGAGAACAGCAGAAAGGGGCAAATATGAAAGCAAACAACAATTCAAATCTTCGCACCTGCCCCCGCTGTGGGGCGCAGTACGGCGGGGATCCTGCGCTTTCGAGAAAGAACCCAAACACGCAGATTTGCCCCGACTGTGGCACACGGGAGGCTTTGGAGAGCATTGGAGTTTCCGCTGACGAGCAGGAGAAAATTCTCGGCATTATCCATCAGAATACACACAGTTCTGAACGCTGATATTTGTGTACATTATTATCCGAAAACCGCTTGATATAATGCGGCTTTAGAGTTAAAATACAGTCACCGAAAGAAAAATACACAAATACGGAGGACGAGAATATGTGGAAACAGGGCGCAATTGGAGTTAAGGACAGCAACGGCAAAATGGTTTCGGTTACTTTCTGGGCAAAACAGTACGAAGAGCCTAGCGAGGAATACGGAATCAGCGGCGGCAGAATTTCCAAGCTGATGTTAAAGCAGGACGGCAGAGTCGTTTACAACTACGACCGGGGCGAGGACATCAAACCCCAGACTCCCGAAGCCGAAAAGGCGCTTGCGATACTGATACACGAATACAACTAAACACTTGCGAAAGCCGCCTGCGGGCGGTTTTCCTCGTTCTGGGGGTGATAATATAAGAAAGCTGAAAAAGTACAAGCCGACAAAGTTCAAGCTGAAATCCTCGGCTTACGATAAATCCGCTGCGGATTATGCCGTGGCTTTCATTGAGAACCTCTGTCATACCAAAGGCACATGGGCGGGAAAGCCTTTTGAGCTTATAGACTGGCAGGAACAGATAATCCGCGACCTGTTCGGAACGCTGAAACCGAACGGCTATCGACAGTTCAATACCGCATACATCGAGATACCGAAAAAGCAAGGCAAATCCGAACTTGCCGCCGCTGTTGCGCTGCTCCTCACCTGCGGTGACGGAGAAGAACGCGCGGAGGTTTACGGATGCGCCGCCGACAGACAGCAGGCGGCTATCGTGTTCGATGTGGCGGCGGATATGGTGCGAATGTGTCCTGCACTTTCCAAGCGAGTGAAGATTTTAGCATCACAGAAGCGGCTTATATACACACCGACCAACTCGTTCTATCAGGTGCTTTCGGCTGAAGCGTACAGCAAGCACGGTTTCAATATCCACGGCGTTGTTTTTGACGAGCTGCACACTCAGCCGAATCGCAAGCTGTTTGATGTTATGACAAAAGGCTCCGGTGACGCTCGAATGCAGCCGCTGTATTTTTTAATCACTACCGCCGGAACTGATACTCACAGCATTTGCTACGAAACGCACCAGAAAGCCAAGGATATAATCGAGGGTCGGAAAATCGACCCTACTTTTTATCCTGTGATTTACGGCGCTGACGAATCCGATGACTGGACAGACCCGAAAGTGTGGAAAAAGGCAAATCCGAGCCTTGACATTACGGTCGGTATCGATAAAGTAAAAGCCGCCTGCGAATCGGCAAAGCAGAACCCCGGCGAGGAGAACGCTTTCCGACAGCTCCGCCTGAACCAATGGGTAAAGCAGGCTGTCCGTTGGATGCCGATGGAGAAATGGGATAAGTGCGCCTTTGCCGTGGACGAGGACGAATTGGAAGGGCGCGTCTGCTACGGTGGGCTTGACCTTTCTTCTACAACAGATATTACAGCTTTTGTTCTCGTGTTCCCGCCTCTTGACGAGGAGGATAAGTACGTCATTCTGCCGTACTTCTGGATTCCCGAGGACAATCTGACCTTGCGTGTTAACCGTGACCATGTTCCTTATGATGTGTGGGAACGTCAAGGTTATCTCCAGACCACCGAGGGCAACGTGGTTCACTACGGTTTCATCGAGCAGTTCATTGAACGGCTCGGTGAGCGCTTTAATATCCGTGAGATAGCTTTCGACCGTTGGGGCGCTGTGCAGATGGTTCAGAACCTCGAGGGCATGGGATTTACTGTCGTACCTTTCGGACAAGGATTCAAGGATATGTCGCCACCGACAAAGGAATTAATGAAACTGGTTCTTGAACAGAAAATTGCTCACGGCGGTCACCCTGTTCTGCGTTGGAATATGGACAACATCTACATTCGCACCGACCCTGCCGGGAACATCAAGGCTGATAAGGAAAAGTCCACCGAGAAGATTGACGGCGCTGTGGCGACCATTATGGCGCTTGACCGAGCGATTCGCTGCGGGAATGACCATGGGGCGAGTGTTTATGATGAAAGAGGTTTGCTATTTTTATGAGAGGTGAAACAACATGAGCATTTTTTCCGGGCTGTTCAAATCAAGGGACAAGCCCCAAAACAGCACTGCCGGTAGCGCCTACCGCTTTTACATGGGCGGTTCTACCGCAGGAAAGAACGTCACCGAGCGCTCCGCAATGCAAATGACCGCCGTGTATTCCTGTGTTAGAGTGCTGTCGGAAGCAGTGGCGGGA